TAAACTTTTTATGAGCTGGTAATTAAGCCCGTGTGACTTTCCCAGTAAAGAAATTGGCAACAGCTCCGTTACTTCTACCAGGTCCAAAAGAGGAGACAAAATACAGATAAGCTCCATAAGCAAGTGCTACATAACTTGCAATTCTTACTAGAGAACCAACCCAGAATGGTACACCTTGGACATAATTAAGAATAATTCCTACCAATAGTAGAAGAATACCCAGAAAAAGATATGTTATTTTTTCTAGACGCAGAAATTAATTATATCCTTCTACTATTAGCCACAACAAGCATTATAATAACTGGAAGAACAATAAATATAAAGACGAAAAATGCTAAAAATCCTATCGCTACATAATTACCAGTAGTATAATGTTCTCTTTGAAAGTATAGAACAACTGCAAGTAATATAAGACCCAAAAGAAAGAGTTTCATTTTATGTTTAAACGCAGAAATTAGTTGCTGTATGCCAAGCCGCCCATACCAGACATGACACGTAGAACGTTATAGTTCACTGCATACACACGCACGTCCCAGTTGTCGGTCCAGTCCGCTCCGCTTTTACCGAAATCACCTCCTGGTGGATCGACTACTGGGGTGCCATCACCTACACCGTCTCCAGCCATGTTCATCACGATTGTTGCTGTATCAATACGAGAGAAGTTGCACGTGCCAGAAGGCTGGTGCTCCTCAGGACGTAGAGCAAAGGAATATATATAGGCACCATTTGAATTAGCTGGGTCTAGCTGACCAGTGTGGTGCTGGAAGACCTGTACCTTGTTGTAGTAATCTCCAAAGCGACGATCTAGACGGTCCTGACCGTTAATCTGAAGCCACTGATCAAATACGGGATCAAGGTTATACCTGAATGGCTGTAGACGGTCTTGTCGTGCCTGTGCAGCCAGTCGGCAGTCGGAGTAATAGGAAGGCTGTACAACCCAAAGAAGCTCTTTTACTGGGTGATTAAATGTTAAATCAATACGGTTATTTGCCCCGCGAATACCCTTATCTTCGTTGAACTGTGTCTGCTCGATGAGATACTCATGAGATGCTTGTGCCATGCGACGACGCTCCTCGGTGTCTAGGTAGATGTAATCGATATACAAAGCAGCCTGGATAGCCTGAGGAAGTTGTTGAATGGGAGGGCGAGTCGGAGAAGTCAACTGCGTACTTGTAAAGTTTCCAGCAATATATTGGGGCTCATTCCAGATAACGTTAATCTTTACTTCGTGATACTGAAGAGCAATGAGAGGAAGCGCAGCACCAGGATTACGGGTAAAGAAGAAAGGAAGAGGAATGTAGAGAACATTCATTTTCTGCTGACGACCATCTTCTGCACACTTGGTTCCATATGTTAGGGGAGAATAGCCTCCAGGTAATGTACAAGGCCCAGAAAGCATCTTCTTGAGCTTAGCAAGCTGAGTTCCATCCATCGTCAATTGAGACCAGAGAACCATAAACTCAGAGTACATGCGGTCAATTAGCTGACCACCAATATCAAGTTCTACGTGGTGAATTAAGTTGTATCCAAGGTAGCCCTCATCATTATTCCAGTAATATGGTATAAGAGTCCCACTACCTGAAGGAACAGATAATGGCAACGTCACCTCGACATAGGTTGAGTATAGCAAATCAGCATGACGACCAATCAGGGCTGTTTGCTTGGTACCCCACTGAACTTGGCCGCTAAAGTTAATGCGAAAAGGCTCCATGGCAAAGTTAGTGTGGCGCTTGAAAAGACCCTTCCAAAAGGTAATCTGAGGGTTCCCTGAAATATATGCATCTTGAGCTCCATAAGCAACGAGTTGAAGTAATCCGCCACCCATTTGTCTTTATATGTTAGTTATACTCATTTTTTCTAACGACGACGGCTGGAACGACGACGACGAGTCTTACGACGACGCCTTCCTCCAGCAACCTCGCTAGATGCATCTGCAGTCGGATCAGGCTCCTTTTCCACACCAGTAGTGCCCTGTGTTGTTAAGTCAACATCTACAAGATCATTTGCTGCAGGCTTCTCCTCATCGGAATCAGATTCGCCGCCACCTCTCTTAGCCTTGTGCCATGTCTTCTTAGCCGCTATGATAACCTGTTTGAGACCCTTACCAGCCACATACTTTCCAGTAGCTTTCATTTTCTTCATGGTTTTCTTAATATGAATCAACCACTTGTTTGCCATTTTAATAAATAACGCAGAAGATAATAATGGGAAGGAAGAAGACTGTTCGTAAAAAAATCACCCTGGAGGAGAAGGAAAAATTTAAGATTATCAATGCAAAACATCCTTCTACATGGACACCAGACGAAGAAAAACAATTCAATTCTTACATGGGCAAGTACTATTTTAATCAGTCGTTGAGTATAACCAAAACTCAGTCACAAAAGAAATGGTATAGAGATCAAGCTAATTCTTTCTTATATGACAATTGATTTATCGCCCGTGACAGGATTAGAATCGTAAATAGGAGAATTATGAGCCATAGGTTGAAATGATTGAGCAGGATCGGGTAGGACAGGTGTCTTTGCTTCAACAGGCTTGTATCGCAATACTTCGGGTTTCATTACAACACTACCTTGCTGAAACTGGCCAATGTACAGTTCCATCATGGAATCTAACGATCCATAATTCATTAAATTCCACTGGCATCCATAGGAGAATAATATTGTCGGATTACTGTTCTTCAAATCTGGAACTGGATCAGGAACAACCATACAAATGTTTGTGCGATTTGAATTAATTAATTCATCATGATCGTAAGGTTGGGATGCTTGCATATAAGTTAACCTACGCAGATTAGATGTATCCCACGATAAGTTTACAAGTTCTTCCATATTAGTGCCTTTAATTTTACCACCTGATACCACAATTAGTTTACCTGATACAACATGCATAGGCTCCTGTGATAAGTTTTTACGGTTGTATGCAAATTCAGGGCCCAACATGTGTCTCTGGCAAGTATCTTTTAATATCTGAGCAGATGCATCTAAGACATTACGCTTATCAGTATGAAAAACTAAGCTCAGAATGAATGGATCACTTGAAAGAACGCCTTCAAAAGCAGAGTTAGATACTGCTACACAACACTCTTCAAGTCCTACTGAATTATATGCGTAATCGTAACCTAATTTTTCATTCTTTAAGCCAACTACTGGTTTATCGTTATCTCCTGCATAGACATCTAATTCAATGAGACGAGCTCCTGCTTTGATTGCGAGTGGAATGATGTCGCTTGAAATATAATCATTAGTTTGAGATCCTGGGAATACAGAAAATGCTGAAGATGCGATATAGTAATCACACAGACGAGTATTGTCTTCCTTAGAAACTCCGAGAGGGGCTAATGCTGTTACTTTTCCGTATGTGCCAAAGGTTGTATTTGCTAGTGCTTTTACAGTGGCTGGATTCCCTCTAACGGCATTAAAAAGCCATATTACAAGCATAACAACTAAACCTAGGCCAATTACAAGGACTGTTAAATAACCACTATTCTCTTTGAAATACTGAATGGTTGCATCCATCTTATTATTTATTGACCTTTAAAAAGAAGCCTGCGAAATACATGGATGACATCATCTGGAATTTTAGTATCCATCGGAATATTGTTTAAGCAAGCATAGTGAAAGTATAATGAATATATCCCACACTCTGAGTCTTTGAACTGATGTCTGGTTGTATTATAAGTTGTCAGCATAGGCTTGTCATGAACCCCAGTTGTCTCCCACTCCTCTTTCCAACGTTTCATTAGTCTTTGAACTTCCTTTTCTGGTTTTTCAGAGTATGAATCAAAATATGTAATGCGTGGTTGTTCAAGTTCGGGGCTAAGATCACAGAATAAAGCAATCCAGTGCTCTCCTGGACCAGTACTGACATCAGTATTGAATATAATTCCAATCTGTGTCTTACCTTTGCGGTAAAGTTTCTTGAGACTGGTAGAACACAGAGCATCTACCAAGCACTTACCTGTTGGTGATTTCAAGTCAAAATCAATTGGAATACATCCCAGAAAAATATATTTTTTAAATAGTTTTTCATATTCTTTTTCTGCTTGTTCGATATCAATAGTTGATAACCATTCAGTAGGATTTATAATCCAGGCATCTGGTGCTTTAGGACGGTTCATCATGTGTGATATGATACATTCTGCTCTGCCTGACCTACACTTGGAATGAAAGCGATTTTTTAAATTTTTCCAGATTTCTTCAGCAGTTCCATCAGGAATAGGAGGCTCACGAGAATGTTCAGAATTATAGACCGTTCTTAAGTGTTTTATTTCTTCGGAATCAAACATTTGTATTTAAAACGGATTCTTAATTCACAGAAAAAGAGACTGCAGGACTGCGATGGTTCTATCAAGATGATTAAAAGGAATTACTTCAAGGTTCTTCTACTATGGGCGTGGGAACCCTACTAGAAAGGAAAGTTGTAAGGAGAGTTAGTAGATCGGTGGAGTTGTTGTGCCTAGTACATGTATGTCCGCGAAAACGGATTTTTTATGTCGAGTCGTATTTAAGGATAACAAAATGGCTGCTCCTGATGCTGAGACCCTTCGGGTTTTGCGTGAGGCAATGCAGCACTATACGCGAGTTGACAATCGGCTTCGCGAGCTTAACACAGAGGTGTATAGGCTACGCGATGAGCGCGAAGTAGCTAAAGACAACATGCTAGAAATTGTTGCAGAGCCTGCATTTGCAACCATACAAAGGCTGCAGAGTGCAGATGGAACTGCAGCATTCAAAGTAGTTCGACCCAATGAAGGCTACAAAGCATGGACCCTTCCACAGGGAACGCTGCGTGACTACCTGATCGAGTTTCTCGGAACTGAGGAGGGAACCCGTTGCTACCAGCAAATAGTCACGAGACACCGTGAGACACTCAAGATCACTGTTTACAATATTGTACGCACTGACTGAGCAATACGGAGATAATGTCTCCAATTTTTACACGAAAACTGGTTCCCTTTCGGTCACGAAAACTGGTTCCCTTTCGGTCACGAAAACTGGTTCCCTTTCGGTCACGAAAACGGACTT